AGAAATATTTTTATGATACCTTTTTACCTCGGCAAAAAGGCGTTGTCAAGGTGCATTTCAGGGGCTATGCAGCGGCGGCGAACGCGGCGCTGAACATCTGCGCGGATGACTGGAAGCCGAGTATTTCGCGTGGGTAGTTGTTTATCCAATCTTCCACACGGGCAACATCTGCGTCCGTGACGGTTTCAAAGTCCGTGCCTTTCGGGAAGCGCCGCCGAATCATGCGGTTTATGTTTTCGTTCGTTCCGCGTTCGCAAGAGCAGTGCGCATGACAATAATACAACGCCGTGCGTTTTTCTTCGGCGTTGATCGCGCTGCGTGCGATTCCGTCCGCATCCGCAAATTCCGAACCGTTGTCAACCGTGATCGACTTGAATACCGTATAGAACGCCGCGCCGTAAATCCGTTCCAGCCGGTCAAGCGCCTGCACGACGGTTTCCGCTCTGCCGTCTTTTATGCGTATGATGATCTCGCGGCGTGTCACCCGCTCAGACAGCACAAGCAAGCGTGCCTTTGTCTTTTTCTTTCCTACAACGGTATCCATTTCCCAATGCCCCGGTTCTTTGCGTTCGTTGATGATCTCCGGGCGTTCGTCAATCGGCGTTCCCCGGCTTTCCCGCTTCTGACGCGGGCGGACTTTCTTGTATTCCTTTTTCCGTTCGCCCTTTTCCGGGAGATCGGCGTTGGTCAGTTCCAGAAATACGCCCTCGTCGATATACTTGTAAAGCGTGGCGCGGCAGAACGTCATACCGAAATGTGCAAATTCTTCCCGATGCAGAAGCGCGCAGACCGCCGCCGGGGAATAATCGTCGTTTATTATTTTATCTTCGATGAATGTGGCGACGGCATGATTCTTGCCGATTTTCAGCGGCGCGCCCTTTGCTGACAGGCTTTCTTGATAACGTGCCTCGGCAATTTCAGGGCTGTACCGAATATCCGTTGTCAGGTCTGAATTCATGTGCGTGTACGTCCCGCGCTTCACTTCCCGATAGATCGTGCTGACGTGTACGCCGAGGTCTGCGGCTATCTGCTTCGGCTTGTATCCGATATTCAGACGCGCTTCAATTTTCAGTCTGTCCCGAAACTGCAACTGCTTGTATTGTTCGCCCATGTCATACCCTCCATATATAGCAAAAAGGGGCGGTTTCCCGCCCCTTGCTTCTTTATTGTTTATCTTTCCGCGAGGTTTAATTCCTGTTTCAGCGCCCGTGCCAATACCGCCGATACGTTTACATTTGCTTCTTTCGCGGCAACGTCCAGCCACGACGGAAGCGATACGTTGCGGCGTACAGTTTTCATGTCATTCTTCCTGCGATACTCCGTAAAGTCAACGTCTACAAGCGTGACAATGCCGTTTTCCGCTCCGCTTTTTGCCTCGTCAATGCTGGACGGCTTCGGCAGCTTCTCGTTATCATCTTCCATGTCGATTCCTACAAGCCCGATTGCATCGCGTGCCATCTCCATAGCGTCAGCGTAGTCCGCGCCCTCCGTATTGATATTAAAATCCGGCACATACACAATGATGTGTTCTTTCCCTTTTGTCATAACGATAGGATACGCCGCTTTCATACTGTAACCTCCTTGAAATTCGCATAGCATATATAATTATAGGCGTTCGGCAGGGAGCTTATTTCAGCCCCCGCCGTTTTATGATTGCCTTTGCTAAATCTTCGTCGATTTCTCTGTGTCTCGGAACGCTTTCCCTTTCACCGCCTTTCGTGTATATGTCGTGATTTGAGCCGTGCCGTTTGAATTTCCATCCGTTTCTTTCTAATAGTTCGATGAAATCTTTTGTTTTCACGTTCGACCCTCCTTACATTGTCTATTATACACATTTGATGTGTATTTGTCAATAGCTATCAGAAAATAATTTACACATTTTTTGTGTATCATAAAACCCGGCGAGGAAAAATCCCGCCGGGGTTACTCAATGCCCAAAAGCCACAAAACAGATACGCCGAGGACTTTTGCGAATATCGGTATTTCATAGTCAGGAACAAACCGCGTCCCGATCTCAACGCGGCTGATCGAATCGCGCTCCATAATTACGCCCTCGACCTGAACGCGCGCCGCGAGGTCTGATTGTGATAGCCGCTGTTTCAGCCGCGCTTCCCGGATGCGTTCACCGCAGATATTCTTTTTCCCGTTGTAATCGTATATCTTCATGCGCTGCGCGCCGCCCTCCTTGTGCTAATGATCTGCATTATTCTTGACTTTAACACGCGGATGAATGATAATTGTGTTAAAGGTCAGCACGACCGAAAAATATCAGGAGGGCTACTCATACCATGAAAAAACTGAAAACGTGGCAAATCGTTCTTCTTGTGATCTTCTATCCCATCGGCATTTGTGTATGGATTTATCGGGTCTGGAAGAAAAACAAGCTAAAGCGGGACGCGGCTGCGGCTGCTGTCGCCCGCCGGGAAGCAAAAGAACGAGAAGATGCGGCACGTCTGGAAGCGTGGCGCGCAGAGCGGGCAGCGCGGGAAACGTTGAAATTCAAGGTTGTCGGCGTGACGTTCAAAAACGAGGACGGGAAAAGCCGTCAAACGCTTCTACGCAAGCTGCATTTCGGGGACGCGCCCTTTAACAGCGACGATGGCGTTGACATTACGATTGAACGCGGGGCATATCAGGGCGAACCGGCGTTTTCCGTATTTGCCGAAGGTCATCAGGTCGGCAATATCAGCAAAGATGACGTGCCGTTTTTCGTGCGGCGTTGGAGCGATTTTGTCGGCGTGACTTCCGCCGAAGTCTACGGCGGCGGAACGGATGACGAGGGGCATTCGATCAACTACGGCATGAAAATCAACTGCGAGTTCCGCAAACAGGCGTAATGAAAACGAAAAGAGCGGGCGGGGAATCAAACCCCCGCCCGCTCAAATTATTTTTTGTCCGGGATAGCGTCAAGCATACCCGCGCTTTCAAAAGCGTTGTAAAGAATCTGCGCGACGGCTTCGCGCGTAATGGGCTGCTGCCACCCATAATTGCCCGCGCCGTCTCCGTTGAAAATGCCCTTTCGCTTGCAGAATTCCGCCGCGTCGCGCGCCCATGCGGAGGGCGTGTCGCCCGTGTCGGCGCAAGAGGTCAACTGTTTCCGTGCTTCTTCAATGTTCATGTCCAATTCCTCCCCGGATAACCGTTCCTTGAATTTCTTCCATTGTTCATTGCCGGACGTGCCGTAATAGGTGTTCGTATCGTCGCCCATCCACGGACGCGGACACCATTTCCCCGTAACGTCGTAATGCCGCACGACGTTTTCAAGCGGGACGTTGTATTTCTGCATCAGCATTTGCGTGAATACAACAAGGTTGTCCACGATCTCCGGCGGGAAATACCAATCTGCGGGCGCTGCGGAACGCGCCGTAGATTTGTCCAGCTTATACGGTCGGACTTCAATGCCGATACTGTTTTCATTCCTGCATCGCGGGTGAACGTATGCGCCGGATGTGCCGCAATGCCAAGCAATATTGTTGTCCTCGACGCACTGATATACGGTGCTTCCTTCGTCTAAGCAATAATGCGCGGATGCCTGAATACCCGGCGTATTGAAATAGTTTGCAACTGCTGCCGCCGTACCGAGCGAACCGAAATAATGAATCACGATGTATTCAATTTTCCGCTGCCCCGTGCATCGCCTGAAATTGCGGCTGATAAGCCGCTGTTCAACTGTCAGGGGCATTATTGCGCCCCCTTGCTTTCTACTGCGTCGCTGATCTTCTGCGTCTGCGTGCCGAAGTAGAACGCAATCACGACCGTATAAACGACCATGAATTCCTGACTGATCTGCTTCGTAACGGCTAAGTACGCGAATACCGCCGTCAGCGCAAGCGTCACAATGCTTTTGACGCTCAAAAGCGCGCCGATTCGTTTCAGAATGATTTCGTTCATGTGTTTTCCTCCTTTTAACAGTCCCGTTTCAGTGTGGTTTCGTACACGATACCGCCCGCCGTGTTTTCTGCCTTGCTTTTGTTCAGGGCAAAAGACAGCACCGTAGCAGTAGCCGCCTGCAATAACGCTATCAGCGCAGTCAAATACGGCAAGCTGCCCGTATAGTTGTTTGTGACTGCGATATAGCATAAATCCAGCGTTGTCGATGTCGTTTTATAGTCAATCAACAAAACGCCGTAGCAAAGAAGTTTGCTGAATGACAGATAGCCTTTTACAAACTCCCATGCTGCGGCAAACGCTGCTTTGATCTTCATGCGCCGTAGGGCGCGCTTTCTGGTCATTTGCTGCCCCCGTAATCGTGGGACTCCAGAATTTCAAGCCGCTTGTTCGTGCGGGCGCTGTCGCCCTCCAGCTTCACAACACGTTCTGTCATCTTCACAAGCGTTTCGTCCTGTTTTTCCTGCTTGCGCTTAATGTCATCCGTGTTCGCCTTGATATAGCCGATTTCGGTCAGCACCGTCCCGGACTCCTTGCCCGCATCGGCGCTGTCTTTTTTGCTGTTCCTCGCAAACGCAAGATATGACAGCGCAAACCCCGCAAGCGTTCCAAAAATGCCGATAATCACGCTCCAATTCATAATGCACCCTCCGTTATTGTTCGATGTAGTCAAGCGTCACGGTTTCTTTCCCCGGCAAAAT